AAGAAGTCTATCGCAAGATAATGCCTCACCGGTAAAAAGTACCGACGGCCTGACTGAGACCCTGTAAATCAGTACACCCCCGGGTGCGAGCTCGGGCAGGGTGAAAAAAGATAGGTTGAGACGGTTATACTCTAGCCGATCATGGTTGCAGCTGTTTTGAAGAAGGCGCCCCCTTTGTGGTCGCATCAGATTGTCACAAAACCGAATCGCAACTCCTTAAAAGCCCGCTCAATCAGCGTACGTTATAAGGGGACATTCCTTACCCGACGGGAAGGTGTGTCCCCTTACCTTAATCGCCTCAATCGCGGGCTTTTTCCATTCCTTGATTTTCATACCATCGCTCGCTCTGTCTACCACTATTCGTCTCACCTAACATAGCCAGACGACAACAGTTCTTGATATTTATGGTAAATTACGGTACCCTATATAGAACACGTGTTCTATATAGGGGTGATTACACATGATACCTGCCCGTATTGTAAAGGCTGAAGTATATAATCCCCGAACCCCTCGTAAAAACCAGTATTACCGGTGTGTAGAAGCACATTTTGAAGAACTGGCAGGCGTATGGGATGACAGGTATCAAAGGGATTATGGTTATTGGCGGCCTTATGTACTGGACGTCATTTATAAATACCTGGACTGCGGCGACCTCCATCTTGGTTTTGCCCGGGTCAAGTGTGATGACTGTCAGCATGAATATCTCTTGCCATTTTCCTGCAAACGCCGGTATTTTTGCCCGTCCTGCCATCAAAAACGGGTTATCGAATTTGGCGAATTTCTATATACCGAAGTGCTCAAACAAGTGCCCCACCGCCAATGGGTTTTCAGCATACCAAAAAGGCTGCGGCGCTATTTTTTATATGATCGCAGCCTACTATCCCAATTAAGCCGATGCGCATGGAAGGTCTTATCGCTTTACCTGAAACAGGGGGTTTCTTTAGATGACCCTGAGCCAGGTGCTGTAATAGCCGTGCAGACCTTCGGGGATTTTTTAAACTTCAACCCGCACCTGCACATCATAGCCACAGACGGTTGTTTTACCAGGGATGGAGAATTTATGATAGGGACTGCACCGGATGCTTCAAGCCTCATAGACTTGTTTCGCCTGGAAGTATTCAGAATGCTTGAAAAGGCGGGGAAAATAAACGACGATATTATTGAGAATATGATGAACTGGCATCACAGCGGCTTCAATATATATTGTGGAACCGCCATCAGACCAGAGGAACGGGGAGGGCTGGAGAAACTGGCCCAATATATTATTAGAGCCCCCCTCTCGCAGGAAAGACTGCTCTATATACCGTCATCCGCAGTACCTGACGGCCTAGCCCGGGTAATCTACAAAGGGAAAAACAGCAGCATTCGGGAAAGCTTTACGGGACTAGACTGGCTGGCCAGACTTGTCACCCATATTCCCAATAAGGGGGAACAGCTGGTCAGGTATTACGGATACTACTCCAACAAGTCACGGGGAATGCGCAAAAAAACTGATATTGATATTAAAACGCCGGCGCCGGTTGATTCCGATATTACAAAAAAGAAACTACGCAGGAACTGGGCTCGTCTGATTCAAAAGGTTTATTATACTGATCCGTTGCTTTGCCCAAAATGTTGTGGCCGAATGCGGATCATATCCATTATCGAAGACCTGACTGTCGTTAAGAAGATATTGATACATCTGAATCTGTGGGTGATGAAAAACCATGATCCGCCGCCCATTTCTTCCCCGGACATAGAATTTGCGTGCCGGCAGGTTCAGAGAGTTCAGGGATCATGTTATACCGGCTGAATTTTAGATAAATCAGATTGATACTATGTTGATTATATCACGGCAGGATAGTGCAATTAACGTAGTTTGTCTAACCATGCCCGGATTCCGGATGAGTTTCTGAAAAGCTGTTTCAAATTTAACGGAATCGGCAAGATACCCTTCACTCACCAGCTGCACATTCCGCAATATGATGAAATTCCGACCCCATTTCTTTGATCAAGTATGTATAACCATTATTTTCTATCTTGTGGTATACTGATCTGGAAAAAGCAAATTCCTATCCAAGAACCGTGATTATGTGGGAAACATAGTCGGGAAACTATGCTTTTTGCCCCGTCGGGCTATCCCACACCTATATTATACCGCATAACCCCTATCTAGTGTATACTAGGATTAAAAAGGAGGTTGTTGTCATGTCTAAGAAAGAAGTTTGGGAACCTTGTCCCAGATGCGGATCTAACCGTGTTGTTTCGCGCGGCGGTTGCTTCATCGCCTTAATGGGTCTGATGTTTATGAGCATCGGTCTGTGGATACTTATTATCCCAATACTTGGCTGGTTTGGCGGCCCATTAATGATGCTGATTGGGCTACTGTTTTTCATAGCTTCGCCTTTGGCTAAAAATCAGCTACAATGCCAGGACTGCCATAAAACCTGGAAATATCCTCATCAGGCAGAGGCAGAGGCAACGAATTAGAAAGCGTCAAAATCAGCCTGTCCAGCTTGCCTTACAGTCTCCTCTTTTTCACCTGCGTAGATATGGACAAACTTCAATAGGTCTCGCACTCTAAACATATTCATTTCATCAAAGCTGAGTCCCATTTTCTTTCCTACAACCAACAATTCTAGATCCAGCCGGTCGGGTGGTTCTGCATCGGTATCTGTCGCCTCTCCGCTACCGTTACTTTCTGCCTCCACGAAAAAAGCCGTCGGTCGCTTCCTCCACTACAGCGGTCATTACATCAGCATCTGCAAAGTCAAATGAGTCCAAGCTCCCCAGCCAAGTCTCGAAGCTGGGAGCAGGCGCATTTTTAGGATCATCGGCTTTTGCCATCGCCCAAATAAGCTGCAGGAATTTCAGAGCATCGAGCTGGCTCGGATCGTTGGCCATGTTCTGCATGGACATCAGGTCGCCGATTAGGTCAGCGTTAAACTCCTGCTTATAAAAAAGTAGGGCCAGGGGGGTAGCCCTGACCCTTATAGTTTTGCCACCTATTGTTATCTCGCGCATCTAATCACCTAATCCTTTATGGTCAATGTGTAGGTTACGCTGTTGCCCTTAGTAAATTCAACCACGATCGGGTAATTGCCGTTAGCCAGGTTCAAACCTAATATATAGGCACTGGTAATGGTTACCTTAAGCGCATCAATAGTCAGGCTGACACCCGGTACCGGCGCACCATTTAACAGTACATTCTTGATTGCAGTTGTCCCGTTTGAAGTTGTGGTTACTTCTACATCATCAGCAGCACCCTTGCTGAAGTCAGCCGGATTAGCACCAGCGGTATTGGTTACAGCGTTTTTAAGATATACCGCGCTGAAGAAGGTGTCGTAGCCGGTGTTGCCCTGCAGGACCTTTGCCCTCACATTGCTGGTATCAACTGCAGGTCGAGCTTCAATTTCCAGTGTCTCAGACTTCGGCTCCTTGGTGTTTGACCGGGTGGTCCCTTCAATGTTCGGCCGGTTGGCTAGTACATTATAAAGTACATGCCTGGTCTTTTTTGCGTCCCCATCGAACTCAAACATGAGCGCAAACCGTTTTACTGCAGCATTGGCGTTCTCAATGATCGCGCCATTGTTATCAATGGTATCCCCCAGCACGGCAGTTCGGAAGCTATCAGGCACGAGTGCCATTTCAAGGCTGCCGTCATATCCATTGTTGACATTCTCCGCAAAGTAATCTTCCATGTCATCGGCTGCAAATTTTACTTTTTCTCCCACCGGCGACAGCGACAGATTAACAGCACCCGGAATATGCACCGGGGTGGCGTAGCTGGGTACGTTATTGGTCAGGGTGATTACGCTGTAATAGACGTTCTTGAGCCCGTATTTCACTTTATTACTCATTTCTCAATCCTCCTCAAATCTCATAAAGGACTTGATACAAGCCCTCAGAGTCAATGTAGGTTTCAGTCTTGTCCCAGTAGATTTCGTAGGCATCAAAAAGACCCTCGATCAGGGCTTCTGACGTTGGGTCTTTGGTTTCGGTGTATAGCTCCACCTGGAAATTCTTCTCGGCATTGTATACCTTATTATCAGCTCCAAAATTAGTGTTATAGCTGAACAGGTAAACCATATAGGGCGGGCTCGGCGGCGAAGTGAAGTGATGATACGCCACCGGCAACCCAGTAGTGTTGAGCAGTGCAAATAGTGCTACCTCATCCACGCTTTATCGCCTCCTCAACCTCACGGGTAAATTCCCGGATCACTTCTTCTTCAGCTGGTCGGACGTGAGGTATCCCCTCTACTCTACCGCCACCTACTTTCGCATGGCCATGTTCCAAAAGATGAACCAATCGATAGTGCGGGGCCTTGGCATGGATGATGCGTTTATGAGGCTGGCCTACTTCTGGTTCGGTTTTCATCGTCCAGGACTTGGCATACTTGCCATGCCTTTTCGGTGATGTTTGCTTTAGCTGCTTTACTGCCGCTTTTCCGACCTTATCGCTGCTGACGTTGACCTTTTCTACTACGTCCTGGGAATATTCGGCCAGGCCCTTGGCGATCTCGGCGGCCAGCTGGTCTACCGATACGTTAGCCATATCTACCACCCCACAAATACGTTT